TTTAATGATTTACTGAAACAGGGACCGAAGTAGCTAGCGCACTGGTCGCCAAGGAAAATTTCTCTAGCGGCCCCGACTCGGTCGGGAGCTACACGGAAGGGCCGGCGAAGCGCTCAGAACACCCATAACTTCAAGTTATCCGATTTGTTCGATATGGGCAAGAGGGATGTCTTCCCGACGTTCGCCGGTCAACGTTTCCACAATGGCCCGGATGGCTCCGCGCGACGTCACTGATAATGCGCGCACCGGCAGATGAGCGACCGGCGATTGGCGATTAAGATGCAGCTTTCGGCCCTTGGTGAAGAAGGCGTTTAGCTCTGAACGTGTCGGCCGGCTGCCCTTCATCCGCTCCAGTTCGGATTGTTCCTGGAGACGATGCACTCGTCCGCGCAATAACTCCTGATCCAGTTCAAACTCCGCAAATCGCAGCTTGCCGATGATACCCTCGGCGAACTGCGCCGGTGCCATGTGCAGGTCACGACCATCGGGAGAAACAGACGACGCGCGCACGAATCCAATGACGCCGTCGACCTTCTCGACTTCGGCAAAGTTCTGCCGTGGCAGGTTCACGAAGCAGTAGCCGGTGAAAACCGGGAAACGTCGATCGATCCATTTCTTAGTCCGGTGGTGGATAACATCGCGCCGATAGGACGGCATGAAATACTCGATTCCAATCCGCTCCAGGTTTCGTTCGATGACGCTGAGGTGACTTACGCCTCGTCGGTCGGGAAGTTCGCCGGTGATCGATGGCGAGCGCTGAGCCCCTGGCGCCGTTCTGATGGCGTACCAACGCGCCTCTGGTGCCCATGCCAGTTCCTCGCTGGCATAGATCTTGGCATCCTCGATTTCCTGGATGAGTGCTTCACGTTCACGGTATTGCATGCTTACTCCGCCATGATCACTCAACGAGCATCCTGCCCGTGAAGTGGTTGATCAGAAATTCTTCCCGGACATCGCCTTCCCACTCGGCCAGATGAAAGGCCATGCTGGACGCTAGATCATCGTCTTCGGCGCCCGTCTCATTCAGATGAGCATGCGCCCAGAAATCGTCCAGTTCCTCCTTGGTCATGCCGCGCACCATCTCGGCGGCGGCGCGGAGATGCGCGAAAACGGTATTGAAGTCCGCTGGCTTGCGCGGTTCGAAATTGATCACAGTCATGGCCGTTTCTCCCGTGCTGCTTTCTCGGCGAGATAGACGGCTGGATCAATGCGTTTGACTTCAGAAGCAGGCCCAAGCGTACCGAGCTTGTAATCACGATATTGCCGGTTGGCCTTTGGATCGAATTTGACAGCGGCGATGGACCTGACCCAGCCCGGCGCCTTGGCCGCTTCCCGACGCATCTTCCGATCTTCTTTGGCGTTGGTTTTCGGCGGGTTGTAACCCTTTCCGACTTTGCGCTTCTTCGGCTTTCGATTCTTCCGCATGCCGTCGTATGTCGTGACGTCATGTCGATCGAGCGCCGCCCATGCGGCAGCGTTGGTTTCGAACGGCCCTTCGACCATGTGCCCGCTGGCGTCACTGATCTGGAATTGGCCGTCGTCATTCTTTGTGATGCTCAGGATTTGGCTCATGCCCTACCTCGCTTGATGCAGGCATAGCCATGTCCCCGCAACACATCGACGAGTGCATTGATCGATGCCTTGGAACCTGTGCTCGCGGTTACCTTTTCACCTTCGTTCTCCTGAACGACGTAGACTGCGGGACTCTGTGCTGTGTCGGCCCCAATAACCCATCCCATTACGCCGTTGTTTCCGTGGATTGCCTCTCGTCGATGCGATCGACTGAAATTATCAACGGCTTCGACAATAGAGGCACCGGCGTGTGGGTCCGTCTTCATGCTCCAGGAGTCGTATTCCCGTATGATCACCACGATTGTCTTCATGCTGCGCCTCCTTCTCGGCACGACGATATTGGCCGCCAAGGAGAGTTGATGGCCAGGCAGTGCTGATCGATGGCTGTGTTCGCCTACATGGGCCTCCTGGTGTGGAGCCTGATTGTTGGTAGGTCCTTTGGGCGCTTCTTTTTGCTCGCTCCGTTGGTTGAGAGCATTGCGTCGTCTTCGCGCCCAACCGTAGGCGGCTGCGCTGCCGCCAAGAATTGCGACGAGCGACGCCAGGATGTTTATGGTGTTTCAAAGGTCGCCAAACGTGGACGAGACTTGGTAACGCAGATAGCTCCAGCCTGTAGCGGTCACCTCCAACGCAACAGGAAATCCCATAACGGACAGGATTTCCTCCTGACCATCGACAATCGCCTTCTGTTCCAAGTTGACCAGCAATTCTTTTGGGCCTGGCTCGGAGGCGACGATCTTCCAAGACCATCTGGTTGCCGCATCCGGGGAGATGGTTTTCCAACCGCCTATCTGGCTTACGAAATCGACCGAATCTGACTCCAGCGAGGCGTTGAGCTGCCGTGACGACCGAATGTCCTTCGCGATGGTCATTTTCCGTGTGCTCGTAGCCAAGGTCTTATTTAACTGATCGAAATCCGATTCTTGTGGCCGGTCTGTTTTTTTCCGGGCCTGAATAAAAACGTTGAGGATATAGGGCTTATTGATCTCGATCCGCTTATCGACCTGGATCGCTACGCGAGACTCAAAATCCTTCGAGAACACTTCATCAGCGATCTGTTGGGGCACCGAATAATAGCGAACCTTAACTCTCTTGGGCTGAAGACCTATGCTGGTGGCAGGTTCGAGTTCAAGGGCCACGTCTGGCGGTCTTGTGATAGGATTATCTTTCGCTACCGCCGTTGTTGTCCACGTTTCGTCGTCTGATGTGATTTCAGATGGCTGCGACTTACTCAGAATTTCTATCTCTGGGTATACGTCGCGCTTAATTGAAGCTGTCTCACTGTATAGATTTGTGCGCGCGTTTACCGACCACAAATAGTAGCCAACAGACGAAAGCGTCATGCAAAGTAGAGCGCCCCAGACGACAGGCGACTTTCTACCCGTTTTGCCCATTGCGAAGTCCCTCAACGCTTAGTGGTTGATAACGTCGCATATGCGTCAGAAAAATGGAAGAGTAAGTACTGAATGCGCGCCCATAAGTAGAGCAGAGGCAACTGGTAGGGCCGCGCCGTCAATCATCCAAGCAGTTATCGCAAAGCGGATAGTCCGGGTCTGTCGCCTGATAGGCAAACATCGCCGTGCCACAGTGAATACAGTTCGTGTCGCCGGCAGGGGCAGGCGACGGTCTGTCTTCGGCTTCAGCTTTAATGGCGTCGTTCCGACGTTTCATCTCAGCTTCGATTTCTTCCTTGGTGAACCCGCGCATGATGCCCTCCCTGCAGAAGACGGAAGGATGCGCCTCAAATCTGAATGAGTGGTTATCGCCACTTTTGCAGCCGCTCAGACCGGCGAGGATACAATGACAGTCATAAAAGATTGGGAGACCGAGCTATCTGCAAAGCAGCGGATGTTCGTCCGGGAATACCTTGTCGATCTCAATGCAACGCAGGCGGCGATCCGCGCTGGATATAGCGAAAAGACTGCAAGATCGGTCGGCGCTGAGAACCTGACAAAACCAGACATCGCAGACGCGATTGCCGCAGCCATGAAAATGCGGTCGGATCGCACCGAAATCACCCAGGACATGGTGCTGAAGGAGCTAGCCAAGATTGGGTTCGCTGACATTCGCAAGGCGGTGAAGTGGACGTCCTCGCTGATCACGGAAGAGGATCAGCCGGACGGCGGCGACGTGCTGGTGATCAAGCATGTCGTGACGAACAATATCCAGATCGTTGCCAGCGAAGACCTGGACGAAGCCACAGCGGCGGCGATTTCAGAAATCAGCCAGAACGCGACAGGCGGCATCAAGGTCAAGCTCCACGATAAGCGTGCGGCGCTGGTGGACATCGGCAAGCACCTCGGCATGTTTATCGAGCGTTCCGAGAACGTGAACACGAACTATAACATCACCGATGAGCCGATGACGGAAGGGGAATGGGCGGACGCATATGCCGGCAAGGATTAGCGTCTGGCGACCACAGGAAGGCCCTCAGAAAGCTCTTATCGACTGCCCGCTACCGGAAGTGTTCTTCGGTGGTGCGCGTGGCGGCGGCAAGACTGACGGCGTTCTCGGCAAATGGGCCATTAAGGAACGGCGGTACGGCAAGCACTTCAACGCCATCATGTTCCGCCGCACCACGGTATCGTCAGAAGACGCCATTGAGCGCAGTAAGCAGATTTTCGGACCTCTCGGCGGGAGGTTCAACGAAACCAAGCTGATCTGGAAGATGCCGAACGGCGGCAAGGTCAGCTTCGCCTATCTCGACAAGGTGCAGGACGCGGAACAGTACCAAGGCCGCAACGTCACCGACGGATGGGTTGAAGAGGCAGGGCAGTACGCAGACAGCGCCCCGATTGACCGTCTCTTCGGCGTGCTGCGGTCGGCGGCCAGCGTCCCGGTGCAATTGATCCTGACGGCAAACCCTGGTGGAGCGGGCCAGCAGTGGATCAGGACGCGTTACGGACTGGTGCCTTTCCCGACAACGCCCAAGGTTATAGACCGCATCCTGGACGATGGCAGCATCCACAGGATGGCGGTCATTCCGTCGCGCATCACCGACAATAAAGTGCTTTTGGCTAGTGACCCCGGTTACCTGCAACGCCTTCAAATGGTCGGCGGTGCCGCGCTGGTCAAAGCCTGGCTGAATGGAGACTGGTCGGCGATCGAAGGTGCTTTCTTCGATGAATGGTCGGAAACCCGGCATGTGCTGGAGCCGTTCGAAATCCCGATCAACTGGCTTCGGTTCAGATCTGGGGACTGGGGCAGTGCAAGGCCTTTCTCGATTGGTTGGTGGGCAATCGCCTCGGAATCGGGGTGGCATGGGGGAAAGTTCATTCCACGCGGGGCAATGGTTCGATATCGCGAATGGTATGGATGCCATGCGGGCAAACCAAACCACGGCCTGAAGCTGACGGCCGATGAAGTTGGCGCCGGAATCAAGGAACGGGACAGCATCGGCGAAGTGATCGCATATAGCGTGATGGACCCGGCTGCATTCGCTGAAGATGGGGGGCCGTCGATCGCCGAGCGCATTGCCCGGAAGGGGCCAACATTTCGCAGAGCTGATAACGCCCGCGTGTCGCAGCGGGGGGCAATGGGTGGTTGGGACACCATGCGTCAGCGTCTCAAGGGTGACGATGACGGTCATCCGATGATCTTCTGCTTCAAGACGTGCCGGGACAGCATCAGGACCATTCCCGCGCTCCAGCATGACCGGGACAAGCCGGAAGACCTCGATACCGATATGGAAGACCACGCGGCGGATGAGTGGCGCTATGCGTGCATGTCCCGCCCATGGATCAAACCTTCTGCCGTTCCCCCGCCGAAGCCGCAACCGAAGGGCACCGTTTACCTCGACGGTCTGCCGGAGCCGCAATCGCAAACAAGGATCAAGCTATGACGCACACGCCATCACAGCAGGCCTATGCCGATAAAGTCGTGGCCTCGCTGGTCACCAAGGGTGTCGATGCGGTCAGAACGGGCGACGGCATCATGTGTGGCGTCATCCTGACAGAAGCCGCACGGCACCTCAGCATCGGTCCATATGCCGTCTATAACGTGGATGCGGATACCATGGCAGACAACATCATGACGCGTGTTCGTCAGGCTGAGGCAATGGCCTGATGGTCGACAGCAGCACTGCCGCCGCTACCGATCCGACCGAAGACGGCTATGCAGACAAGCGCATGGCTGCGCCTTGGCTTGAGATGGTCAGGGACGGCGAGCGCGTGTTTGAGGAATGGCAGACCAAGAGCGACAGCATTGATAAGCTCTATGCCAATCTCAAGAAGATGGCGGGCACCGGCACCGATCGCCAGATGCAGTTGTTCTGGGCGAATCTGGAAGTTCTGAAACCGTCGATCTATGCCCGGCCGCCAGTGCCAGTAGTGCAAGGACGTTTCAAGGGGCAGAGGAAGAACGCGGAACTGATCCGGCATGGCTCGGAAGTGCTGGAGCGCTCGCTTACCACCTCATTCGATATGGAAGACATTCATGAAAGCCTGAAGGGTGTTCGTGATGACCTGGCAACGAATTCGCGCGGGCAAATCTGGCTGAAGTTCGAAGAGGACGACGAGGGCACCCAGAAGGTTTGCTACGAGCATATGAGCCGCCGCGACTTCATACACCAGCCAGGGCGCAAGTGGAAGGAAGTGGGTTGGGTCGCCAAGAAAACGTACCTGACTATAGCCAAGGTCAAGAAGCGCTTCCCGAAGGCTGACACGACCGCGATGCAGTTCTCCGAACGCAAGGGGAAGGGCGACGACAAGAAGTCCGAAGCCTATTCGAAAGAGAAGACGGCATGCGTCATCGAAATCTGGTCGAAGACTGACCACTGCGTCGTATGGGTGACCAATGGACCGGAACAGGTGCTTGATATCCGGGCGCCATTCCTGAAGCTCGACAAGTTCTTTCCGTGCCCGCGTCCGGCCTACGGCACGCTTGAGCGCGAAACACTGATCCCTGTCCCGGATGTCGTCTTCTATCGACACCAGTTGGAAGAGATCAATGAATTCACGGCCCGCATCTCGGCGCTGGCCGAAGCGCTTAGGCTGAAGGGCTTCTATTCCTCGGGTAATGAGGACGTGTCGTCCGCGATTGAATCGGCGATAAAGCGGACAGACCAGAACGCCATCCTAATTCCTGTTTCCAGTGTCTCGGCAATGGGGGTGGGCCTGAAGGACGCCATCATCTGGTTGCCGGTGGAGCAGGTCGCTGCCACGATCAAGACACTGATCGAGCTGCGCCGGCAGATGATCCAGGATGTTTATGAGTTGACGGGCCTCAGCGACATCATGCGTGGGTCCAGCGACCCGAATGAAACGCTCGGCGCTCAGGAACTCAAGAGCCAATATGGTTCGGTCCGCGTCCGTGACAAGCAGGAAGAGCTCGTCCGCATCGCGCTCGATGCTTCCCAGATCGCTGGCGAGATCATGGCGGAGAACTTCACGCCTGAATCGCTGCTGCTCTATTCGCAATATGATGGGGCGCCGACAGAGGCAGAGGTTCAGCAGCAGATCGCCATGCTTGACCGGCAGGTGATGCAGGCTCGCAGCAATCCGCAGATCGTCGCCAAGGCTCAGGAAAACCCTGAAATGGCCGAACAGCTTCTGACGCAGGTCCAGCAGCAGAAGCAGCAGCTTTCCCAGACAGTGACGATGGAAAAGGTCTTTGCCTTCCTGCGTGATGAGCGGTTGCGTCCGTTCTCGCTCCAGATCGAAACGGATTCGACCATCCAGCCGAACGAGGACGCCGCCAAGAAGCGGACGACCGAATTCCTCGGCGCGATGGGTACGGCTATGGCTCAACTCGGGCCGATGGTCCAGCAGAACCCGGCCACGGCTGAGTTTGCCGGCGAAACCCTGAAATTCGCTGTGGCTCCATTCCGCCAGGGCAGGCAGATGGAAGCGGCGATCGACACCTTCATCAACCAGATGAAGCAGGCGGTCCAGCAGCCGAAGGCCGACCCAGCAGCCGAGAAGGCAAAGGCCGAAGCCGAAGCAAAGGCGCGCGAACTGGAATCGAAGGTGCAGGAGACCGAGCGCAAGGCGCAGGAGAGCCAGGCCAAGATGGCGATGGACCTCCAGCAGGCGCGTGCGGACCTTGATAAGACCAACGCCGAAATCAAGAAGATCCTTGCCCAGATCGGCCAGATCAATGCGCAGACCGATGCGAGCGTCGTTGCGGCGCGAACGCAGGTCATTACCCCGGAGACCATGCAATGATCGAACTACCTCCATCTTCAATGGTCGTGCCAGTCGAGAATTTCGTTGCGAAGACGGCGAGCGGCACTGTGTTTGACGCGGGCCGGTGCTTCCACGTCAGCACTTCCGAGGCGATCGGCGTGACCATGAAGGGCGGCGCAACAGTGACCATGACCGTGGTTTCCGGCCAGTGCTACGCCTACGCCATCAAGGCCTACACGTCCGGTGCGGGCACCATTCTCGTCGGTTATTGAACGGAGATCCACACATGACGAAGGCAGCGAAGAAGACGAAGGCAGCGGAACCGGCGACCGGCCCGTACAATGCAGCTGGTTTCAGTCGCGTGGGTGTCCAGGCGCTCGTACGCGACGAGGAATACAAGCGGAAGGGGACGACGAACTATCCGTGGTCGGATGAGGTCAAGGCCGAAATGGTCGAAGCCTGTAACGGCTTGAAGAGCGGAGCCGACATCACTGCCCGCATCGGGGAGATTGCCAGCCGTGGCGCGTGAACGTCTCTGCCGGGCATGTGGTGGCTGGCATGATATCGAGCGCTGGCCCCATAACTGCCTCCCGGAGCGGAACTATGCCGCATCTGATCTGCCGGCACCGATGCTGATGAATGACAGCATGGAACCAACACAGTCGATGGTGGACGGCCATTTCTACACCAGCAAGGCCGCGTTGCGTGCCACCTACAAGCCCTCTGGCAACAGGGAAGGCAAGCGCTACACCGAAGTTGGTGATGACAGCAGCGTTGTGAACCCGAAGCCCTTCAAGAAACCGAAGCCCGACCAGAACGCTATCAAGGCGGCGGTGGGTAAGGCCCTCAGCCAGGTAGGACTAGGCGCATGACCCCGACCGAACGCATCATGTTTGCCGTGACGTCGGCCGTATTCAGCGCCATTGCGCTCGGCGGGCTGCTCTTGCTCGGTAGCCATCTCGTCCAGACCATTGCGCTGGTGGCGGCATTTCTCGGCGCCATATCGCAGTTCACGGGACAAGACCCGAAGGCATTCAAGATTTCGATTTACACGGCATATGGCGCGTTCGTTTCCGGCGCCCTTGCCATCCTGATGTTCGCTCTCGGAAACTAGGCACTCCCTCAGACGGAAAAGAGACAATGGATACCAACGACGCAACGACCGTTGCGGCCGATAGCGCCGCCATGCCCGAAACGCAGGTCCAGACCCAGGGCGACACGCAGACCGTCGATACATCGACACAGGTTGCCGAGAAGGCGCCACCATCCGCCCGTGAGGCCATCGCCAAGGCCTTCGAAAAGATGAAGGCACCGGATCAGGGCGCCGACAAGCCAATCGCGGGTGATCAGCAGACGCAGGGCAGGGACCGCAACGCGGACGGCACGTTCAGAGCTGGCACGGCAGGGCAGGAGAAGCCCGCCAGCACGCAAACACAGGTGAAGCCGGGCGCTGAGGTCGAAAAGCCCGCAACAGGCTTTGGCGACGCGCCACAGCGGTTTTCTCCCGACGCCAAGGCGGCATGGGCAACGGCACCGGAAGCGATCAAGGGCGAGGTCACCCGCGCCATCAAGGAACTCGAGACTGGTATCCAGCAATACCAGACGGCTTTCCAGCCTTACAGGGATTTCGACAAGCAGATCAGGGACAACGGACAGACGTTCGAACAGGTCTTCGCGCACTACAGCGGTATTGAGAACCTGCTTCGGGAGAAGCCCATTGCAGGCCTGGACCGCATCTGCCGCAACTTCGGCTCGTCGATCGAGGAGGTCGCCCGGCACGTGCTGAACCAGCCGGCAGAGCAGGGGCAGCAGCGTGACAACGCCTACATCACTCAGCTTGAGCAGAAAATCACTGCTTTGGAGCAGAAGGTCGGCGGCGTCACCACCACCATCAAGACACAGCAGGAAAAGGCGATCATGGATAACATCGACGCCTTTGCCGCTGATCCCGCGCATGAGCATTTCGATGCCATCGCCGAAGATATCGCGTTCTTCATGAATAATGGAAGGACGAATGATTTGCAGGAAGCCTATGACCTCGCCTTGCGGCTCAATCCCACACTGGTGACGGCCCCGGCGCCTGTCATCGCTGCCCCGGCAGCAATCCAGACCGACACGTCTCATACACGCAAAGGTCAACTCTCCCCGTCTGGCGCCCCCGCTATCGGTTCAGACCCGGTTACGAGCACGCCGCCAGCCTCTGCCAAGGACGCAGTCCAGCGATCATTCGCGGCTCTGGGTCTTTGATCAACCTTTCCTAAGGAGACGAGCAAATGGCTCTCAACAGCAATGAACGCCTGCAAGAGGCGTTTTCGCTGGCGCTTGAGGAACGGTCGCAGGGTTACGCAGACCTTGTGTCCAACTCGAACGCCATCCTCTTCGTCATGAAGGACAATGGCATGTGGCAGGAATACGATGGTGGCCCCACCATTCGTGAAACCCTGCTCTATGCCGAATCTGGAACCTACACCCGTTACGGCGGCTATCGGTTCCTGAACCCGCAGCCCTCGGAACTCTTTGGCGATGCCGAATACACCGCCAAGATGGCTGCCGTGTCAATCACCCTCTCCGGTGAAGACATCCTGAAGAACTCTGGTTCGAACCAGATCATGAACATCATGGCGGCAAAGATCACTGCCGGTGAACAGGAACTTCAGGACCGCTTCGTGGAAGACCTGCATTCCGCCGGTCTTGAGGAATTCCAGATCGGGGGTCTTCAGATGGCCATCCCGACCGTCACGAACTCCGGTTCGTACGGCGGTATCTCCCGCCTGGACAATGCCATCTGGCGCACGACCACCTATGACGCCAACTCGGCGTTCTCGGGTATCACGGCGGTTACCGCGACCACGGTCAAGTCGATCTTCGACCAGATCATGATCGCCCGCAGCCGTGGCAAGAAGGGTCCGAAGCTGATTGCGGCATCAGCGGAACACTATACGGCTTACACCGCCGCGACCGTCGCCATCCAGCGCATCAACGACGAGACCAAGCTCGGCAAGATGGGCTTCACGTCACTGAAGTATTACGGCGGCGGCAAGTCCGTGGACGTGGTGCTTGAAGGCGGTATCGGTTCGGCAATGCCCTCGAATACCACCTACTTCCTCGATACCGAATCCCTGAAGTTCCGCGTCCACAGTGACCGCAACTTCTCGAAGTTCGGCGGGAAGCAGACCCCCATCAACCAGGACGCCGTCGTCCAACACATCGGCTTTGCCGGCAACCTGACCATGAACAACCCCCTGCACATGGTCAAGCTGTACGACTCCAGCCCGTGATGAGGAGACCATAGAGATGGCATTTACTCCCGCAGAAAACACCCTGATCGGCCAACTCATCGCCGACACGTCGACCACGCAGAAACATGCGCTCGGCACCATCATCCGCGCCAAGGATCCGACCCTTGGCGCGGCTGAATTCATCTACTTGAAGGGTGTCGCCTCCACCGTTGTGGGTTCGATCGTCAACTATGACGACGACTTTCAGACGGCGCTCGATACCTCGGCGGTGGCCGGTCCTTCCCGGCCCCTTGCCGTGTCCATGTCCGCGAATGTCGCCAGCCAGTATGGCTGGTATCAGATCAGCGGTCTGGCCGTGGCGGTCAAGGCAAACACCGTTTCGTTCGCGGACGGTGCTGGCCTTGGTGCTGCTGCTGGCCTGGCGGTGGCCGTTGCCACCGGCACGGTCATCCAGAGTGCGGTCGTCCGGGCCGTCGCATCGGCAAAGTCCGACGTGACTTCGGTCAAGATCGCGATTTCTCGTCCGCATGACCCCTCGGACGTTTCGTGACCGGTAACGTGGGGCGGGCTTCTGGCTCGCCCCTCTCTTTTCAGGTGGTGCAATGACCGCTCCGAAAGCTGACATCTACCAAATGCAGGTGATGAATCCCGGTGCGACCATGCCGCTGATCATTCCCGTGCTGGTCGTCTGCAACACATCCGATGAAGACCTCTTTCGCAACATTGAGGCCAACGCTGCGCGTCAGGTTGAATGGGTGGCATTCGCCCCCGAGCATGTCCAGACTGCTGTCCTCGTCGGCGGCGGGCCTTCTGTTGCTGATCATCTGGACGATATCCGGGCACTTGCCGACGCGGGCGCGACTATTTTCGCCATGAACGCCGCATCTTGGTATCTGCGCCGCAATGGAATTGCAGTCGACTTCCAGGTCATTGCCGATGCCAAGCCGGAAACGGCGCATCTCGTAGATCACGGTGCCATCGGTCATCTGATTGCATCGCAGGTCGATCCCGACACGCTGGAAGCGGTCCTAACGACCAACAGTGCGCCGAGGCTCTGGCATCTCGGCATCGACGGTATGGAGGACCGCTTTCCAGCCGATCGCCGCCGCCGTGGTGGATACGCTCTCATCGGTGGCGGTGCCGCCGTGGGCAATTCGGCGCTCTGCCTCGCCTATGTCCTCGGTTATCGATGGATGAAGTGTTTCGGCTACGATTCCTCGCATCGCGGTGACGCCAGCCACGCCTACGACCAGCCTATGAACCGCTTCATTCCGACGCTACCTGTCGAGTGGGCGGGCAGGAGGTACACTGCCAGTGTGGCGATGAAGGCGCAGGCCGAAAAGTTCCAGATTACGGCGCAGCGATTGGAGCAGCACGGTTGCTCTGTCGACGTGTTCGGAGAAGGCCTTCTGCCCGCGATGTTCAATACACCCGCTGGGGACATGACTGAGCGCGACAAATACCGCCTCATGTGGCAGTTCGATGGATACCGGGACTATTCCCCCGGCGCAGATGCCGTCGAAACCTTCATGAAGGTGGCAATCCCTCATGACATGGTCATTGACTTCGGATGCGGCACTGGCCGCGCCTCGGTCATCATGCATCGCTTGGGGGTGAACGTCTTCCTTATCGACTTTGCGGACAACTGCCGTGATGCCGAAGCAATGGACCTTCCCTTCCTCGAATGGGATTTGAGCACGCCTGTCCCGGCACGTGCGCCGCACGGCTTTTGCACTGACGTGATGGAGCACATCCCGACCGCGATAGTGCCGAAGGTGCTTGCCAACATTCTTGAGGCGGCAGGTACGGTCTTTTTCCAGATCTCAACCGTCGTCGATGCGTTCGGCGATGTCATTGGTCAACGCCTGCATCAGACCGTCCAGCCTCACGAATGGTGGGCTGATGCGATCGGAACCGCAGGTGGGACCATCACATGGGAGGAATGCGGTCCTGTATCCTCCTCATTCCTCGTAACCCGCGACCTCTCAGACAGGAAACATTCTAAATGAGCGACAACCCTCATCAGCATCTCCGCGTCCAGTTCTATCTTGAAGCGGCACCGGATCCGATCGCCGCGGCAGAAAAGGGCCGGCCGGTGTTCGAAGACAAGGAATTCGTCAAAATCCAGATTGCCGGCGACAAGCAAAACGTCTTCGTCGGGCTGGCAGATGATTACGGCCCCGTGCATGACAAATCCGGCAATCGGCTGCGGTTCAAGGATCAGTTTCCCGACCATTATGAAGCGTTCAAGAAGAATGCCGCCTATCGTGAAGCCGGATCGCCGCTGGAAGTGCTCGGGTTTTCCCCGGCCAAGGTGGCGGAACTCAATGCCGCCAACATCTACACGGTGGAAGCGCTCGCCGGCCTGGACGGCACCTTCCTTCAGAAGCTTGGCATGGGTTCGCGCGAACTCAAGAACCAGGCCGAAGCCTATTTGAAGCGCAGCACGGACGGAACCGCCGTCAACCGACTCCAGGACGAGAATGCCGAACTGCGCCGAATGATCGAGCAGATGCAGCAGAAGATGGCAACGCTCACCGCCGCACCGCAGCCCACGGGCAACAACGCGCAGACTCCCGCGACGCTGTCAGCCTTCAATGATTATGACGACGAGACCATCAGGGTATGGCTTGAAGAGCAGGGTGCTCCAAAGCCGCATCACAATACCGGCCGCGCCAAGCTCGTCCAGTTGGCCGATGAATGGAACGCCAAGCTCGCAGCCGATCAGAACAAGGCCGCCTGATCATGACGTTGCTTTCCGTTTGCCAGGAAGTCGCAAAGGTCGTCGCACTCACGGTGCCGACCGCTGTTGCTGCCAGCACCACGCGTGAACACGTGGAGCTCATCGCTCTTGCGAACGAGATGGCGGAACGGATTGCAGCGGGACATGAATGGCAGAAGTTGGCTCTCAAGCACACGTTGACCGGGGACAGTTCCACGGTCGACTTCAATATGCCCGACGATTACGACCGAATGCCCGTTGACGGACAGGTCTGGTCATCGGCGCTCGAAACGCCGATGACACACATCCTGAGCCTCAATGAATGGCTCGGAATGGAGGTCCAGACCTTCGACCTGGTCCTGAACGCCTGGATCATCTACGGCGATCAGATGCACATCAAGCCGGCGCTCTCCGATGGCGTCACGGCCAAATTTTTCTATCAGTCGAACAAGCACATCGTCGCCAGCAATGGCACGACCTTCAAGAACCGGTTTGATGCCGACAACGATTCATTTCGTCTGGACGAAACCCTGCTAAAACTTGGCATGATCTGGCAATGGAGGGCAAACAAGGGCGTCGCCTACGACGAAGATATGGTCAACTATGAAACCTTGCTGGCACGGAAGGTGCTGCGCGACAAGGGCGCTAAGACGCTGGTGGTTGGCAGGCAGCGTTTGCCGGCTGATGTCAGCATCGCTTATCCGCAGGCGATTATTCCGGCATGAGGTACGCGGTCAAGCGCAAGCCGGTCCAGCGACAGGCGGAATCGCGAACCTACCCGATGGTCCCTCCGGTACGCGGCTGGATAACCAACGAGGCTTTGGCGGATTCGCGGCCGGGCGGCGCCTACCTGCTGGAGAACTGGTTTCCGAACAAGGATACCATAAGGGTACGCGGTGGCTCGCGGCGCTATGCCACGGTGACGGACGGCAGCCCGGTATTGAGCTTGTTCAACTATCGATCCGGCGCATTTGAAAAGCTCTTCGCGGCCGACGAAACCCGCATCGTAGATATCTCGGTCGTCCTGGACCCGAATGAAGTCATTACCTCCGAAGACTTCATCCTCGACGAGGACGACGACGATTTCATCCTCGATGAGGAGGAAGAGGACGACATTGAAATCGTCACCGGCGAATATGATGACGACAGTGTAACCGGGCGAACCTCAGGCTATTACGTGACCGCTCAGATGGGGACGGCAGGCGGAGATTTTCTGTCTGCGGTCAATGGCACTGACGTCCCCCTCAAGTATGACGGGGCAGTCTGGACCGATCAGGCGCTGACAGCCGTTGGGCTCGATCCGGCCCGGATTTCGTTCGTCTGGTCCTACAATTCGCGGCTTTACTTCATCGAAAAGGACACGATGAAGGTCTGGTATCTGCCGGTGGACAGCATCGAGGGCACTGTCGTTTCCTTCAGCCTTGCCGGCATCATGCAGGATGGCGGTTCGCTAGTCATGGGCGGCAAGTGGTCGCTCGATGCCGGCGATGGCCTGGACGACAAATGGTGGGTCGCCTCCAGCACAGGCGAATTCGCAGTTTATGAGGGCATTTACCCCGGCGATGCCACGACCTGGCGCAAAGTAGGCGTCTACCAGATTTCGCCGCCGCGCGGGCCGAAGGCGCTTAGCTATGCAGGTGGTGACCCGCTGATCGCGGTGGAGGACGGCATCGTCACGCTATCGCTTTCGGTCGACAAGGATGAGGCCGCGCTGTCTCTGGCTGCCGTAACAAAGCAGATCGAACCGGAATGGAAAAAGGAAATCCAGAACCGCTCCACGGCGCCTTGGGAGCTTCTGAAATGGCCGGCCATGAACATGATGGTGGTATCGCTGCCCGTGACATCAGGGAGCGACAATTATTGTTTCATCGTCAACGTCGAAACGGGCGCCTGGACGTGTTACCGAGGCTGGAACACACAATGCCTGGCACTTTATGGCGGATGGGGCTATTTCGGGTCGAGCGACGGCAAGGTCTATCGTATGGAAAGCGGTGGCACCGATGACGGCGCCCCATACGTCTGCAAATGCGTGGCCCTGCCTGACCATATGCGCACACCCGGCGCGACAAAGCTTGTTCATTCCATCAGGAGCACGTTCAAGTCGTCCTTCCCTGCCAACATCCAGATTTCGGCATCGGTCAATTATCAGATCGACTTGCCAGCCGCACCGGACGCCGGACCTGATTTCGTATCGGGCTCGCTTTGGGATGTGGCTCAGTGGGACGTAGCGGTCTGGGATGCGAGTGCATCGACCACCATCCAGTCGGAATGGGCATCGATCGGCAAGACCGGCTTTATGGTCTCGCCGCAAATCCAGGTGACATGCGGATTCACGTCCTACCCAAATCTCGAGCTTGTTGCCTCGGATGTCATCTATGAAGCTGGCGGCGTGTTCGTATGATCTTCGAATGGGCCTTCACGGAAGGCGATGACACGGAACGTCTGTCAAGGCTTGTCGCCGATCGCATTTGGCCGGGCAGGGGGCGCGATTTCGGGAAGTGCCATTGCATCGCAGTAACCCATGGCGGCGATCTGGCGGCGGGCCTTGTCTATCACAATTATGACCCTGATGCCGAGGTGATCGAAATTTCCGGGGCCTCGTGGATCAACGGTTGGCTTACCCGATCGGTGCTCAAGGTCATGTACGGCTATCCGTTCATTGATTGCGGGTGCCAGGCTGTCGTCCAGCGTGTCCCCGACGAGGATAAGGCGCAACACAGCATGCTCAAGAGGTTCGGCGCCAAGCGCTACCGCATTCCCCGCCTCAGAGGCAGGGACAAGGCAGAGAACGTCTACATCACCACCCGCGAGGCGTGGGAGACGAACAAGTTCAGTCGGGCTCCGCGCCCGCAGGAGGTGTGACATCGGAAAGCCCAGCGCGCCCAAGCCGCCAAATCCGCAAGACACTGCGTCGGCGTCCACGTCTACCAATGTTGCGACCGCTATTGCCAATGCATGGCTCGGCAACCCGAGCGAGGTTGGACCGGATGGCAGCACGCGTGTCCGCCAGACTGGTTCGTTTACGTGGCGCGACCCGTTCACGAAGGACAAATACACCGTTCCGTTGACGCAGCGCGTGACGCGCCTGTCTCCGGCGCAGCGTGCGATCAAGACGCAACAGGATGCGGCAAGCCTCAACCTGTCAACGCTCGCAAACCAGCAGAGCAGCTTCCTTACCGATTATATGAAGGAACCGTTCAAGTATAACCCCGGCGAACACGAGGAATGGGCCGGTGGCCTCTATGACGATCTGAATGACAACAGGATTGCCCACGCCGACGAGGCGCTGCGTTCGCGGCTAGCGGGCCAGGGCATCAAGGAAGGCAGCGAAGCATACGATAGAGAGATGCATAACTTCACTGGCGGACAAATGGACGCCCGCAACAAGTTCATGCTCGATTCCTACGACACAGGCATGAACACGGCCCTTACAAATCGGAATCAGCCGATCAATGAAATCATCGGCCTGATGCGCGGTGGCGCAGTCTCTCAGCCCAATTTCATGGGAACGTCGATGCCGACGATACCGACCACGGACACGGCCGGCCTTATCAATGCAAATTTCGATCAGAGAATGGACCGCTACAAAACCGGTCTGGCGCAGTCGAACAACCTTCTCGGCGGACTCTTCGGGCTCGGTTCATCACTGATCATGGCGTCGGACGAGCGGGTGAAGGAAAACATCGAGCCCCTGGACTTCAAGGTCAACGGCCATAACGTCTACGAGTACGACTATAAGGGCAAATTTGACGATGGCGAGCGTCATGTTGGCGTCATGGCCCAAGAGGTCCAGAAGACCCGTCCCGATGCCGTCAAAACCGGTCGGGACGGCGTGAAGCGGGTGCACTACGGCAAGCTCTTCGGCATGGGTGAGGAGTTGGCAGCATGATGGAAAAGTTCATTTTCGACGGCCAGGACGATCCGCATATTCTTCAGCGCCGGCATAGGCAGAAGATTGCTGATGCAATGATGAACCCGCCGACAGACATCGGCAGCGGGCTCGCGTCGGTCGGCAATGCCATAGAATACCGCCAGTCCCGGTATCCCAAGGCGCCCGGCGCTGCAAAGCCGACGATGGCGCAGCGGTTTGGGAACGTCTTTGGCATGGGTGGGGGTCTCAACTGATGGCAACGACGCTCAAGAGCTATCTGTTCGGCGGTGAGAACATGCCGAAGACGCCGCAGGAACTTGCCCGTATGCGGGAGATGGCTGAACGTCTGGCGCCGTCTACATCCCCGGACAGTATCGGCGAGGGCATTTCCTCGATCGGCCAAGCCATCCTCTATCGGGCGATGATGAACCGTGCCGACAAGGCGGAGAAGGACGGCATTGCGGCGGCCGATACCGATTGGAACGATGCCTTCGGCGGGCTGCTTCGACCGAAAACCGACACCAGCGTGTCGGATGTCCCGACCACCAGCACGTCGGCCAAGCCGTCGATCAAGTCCCCACAGGATGCAGTTGATGCTTCTCCTCAGCAGCCGCTGACGGGTGATATGGCGGCACTCGAAAACTACATCCGCGAAGGCGCCACGAAGCGTCGCATTGACCCCAATGTTGCTGTCAGGGTGGCACGGTCTGAAGGCCTTGCACCGGGCGTATGGCAATCTCGCGTCAAGAAAGGGGATCAATACGAACCTTCCTTCGGCCCCTTCCAGATGCTTGTTGGGGACGGCAAGACCTTTCCGAAGGGCATGGGCAACGACTTCATGGACGCAACCGGGCTTGACCCGCGCGACCCGAAGAACGCCAACGCCATGATTGATTTCGCGCTGGATACCGCGAAGAAAGACGGCTGGCGCCAGTGGTATGGGGCCAAGAATGTCGGCATCAACCGTTGGGACGGCATCAATGCCGATCAGGTCGCGAGCCTGGATGAGGGCGGTCCCGAATTGGCGATGCTGCCGAAGGATAAGGCCGTTCCCGCTGCCATCGCAGCACAGTCGAACATGATCAAGACGGCAAACCAGCCTGTGCCGGTCGCGGACGTTCCCGATGGTTTCGAGAAGCCCGACCCGTTGCAGGCAAAGCTGGTCCAGGTTGCGCAGAGCGATGACTATTTCCCGCCGTCTCCCCGCAAGGTCATTGCCGGTGCGATGATGCAGAATGGCACGCTCGACATGAACCGCGCCATCAGCGTGCTCAACAATCCGTATCTCGACAAGGGCAAGCGGGCCATTGCGGAATTTTACATCAAGCAGATGCTTGGCGAGCAGGAAGCCGAACGTGAGATCCAGCGCCAGCGGGCAGACCCGAAGTACAAGATGGATCTCGAAAAGGGTGCGATAGAGCTCGAAAATCTGAAGCATCCGAAGCAGGCTGTGCGTCTCACTGATGAGCAGGAGAAGGCCGAGGGCTTCGATACCACGGGCGTGTACGAACGCTTGCCGGATGGCAGCACGAAGGTCGTGCAGGCGCCGAAAGAGCGGAAGACGGCGACAGTCAACGGCAAGGTGGTGGACCTCGATTCCGGCAAAGTGATTTTCGACTCCCCTGAGCAGGTCAAGCCTCCATCTGACGTGATGGAGTACGAGTACGCGCAAAAGCAGGGCTACACGGGCACATTCCAGCAATGGCAGATGGACAACAAGAAGGCCTCCGCCGCGCAGACCAGCGTGACTATCGGAGAGGGTGATAAGTTCTATGAGAACCTCGACAAGAAGAACGCGGAAACGTTCGCAGCCATGTCGGACGGTGGCATTCAGGCTCGCGCGAAACTCGGGCAGATCGATCGCCTTGAGGCGCTGTTCTCCAATGCGCCTCAGGGTGTTGAGGGCGCACTCAAGAAGATTGCAGGCGATTGGGGTGTTGCGACGGAAGGTCTGAGCGACATTCAGGCCGCAGGCGCGCTCTTGGAAAAGATGGTGCCAGAGCAGCGCACGCCCGGCAGCGGGCCGATGTCCGATGCCGACATCAAAATGTTTCGTGCATCGCTCCCGCGCCTCCTCAATCAGCCAGGCGGCAACCAACTCATCTTCCAGACCTTGCGGGGTATTGCCACCTACGAGCAGCAGATGGGTGAGATCGCCGACATGGTCGCGGATCGTGCGATTTCACCGGCAGAAGGTCGCAAGCGCATCAGAGAGCTCGCAAACCCGCTTGCTGAAGTCAAGATGCCCGATGGCCCGACGCCCAACGAAGGCTGGACTGAAATCACGCCGGGTGTCCGGGTTAGAAAGAAGGCCGACTGATGCCTCTTTACGATGTCGAAATCAACGGCCAGAAATACGAGCTTGAAGCGCCGGACGAGGCTGCGTTGAAGGATGCTATCGGCAAACTTCAGGGCGGTTCGCAGTCGCCAGCCACGGACGATACGTCGGGCGCATCCGACTTCGAAGCGAAGTTGCGGGAGCAGGCGAAGGCGGTCAGCGAGGGCACGCGCAATAATTCCATCATCGAAGATGCGAAGCGGGTTCCCAATGTCCTGGACGACACCGTCCGCACTCTTGGCCGTGGCGTGCTCGGCGTTGGTTCCTATCTGGACGAGGCAGATGCCGCGTTCAACGCCACATTGGCGCCGGTCGTCGATCCTTTCTTGCCGGATAGCTACGAAAAGCTGCCACAGGACACGTGGAGCGGGCGCTACGACAAGGCGCTGGAAATCCAGCGCGACAAGGACAAGACCTTCGACGAGGCCAACCCGAAGACTTCGATCGGCCTGAAGATCGGCGGTGGCATCCTCTCCGGTGGCGCCTTGCTGCGTGCCGCGCCGGTGGCCGCACCCTATGTGCTCGGCAACATGGGCCGCACGACGCTCGGCAGGGTCGGCGCGTCTACCGTGGCCGGGGCGGGCACTGGCGCCGTTCAAGGATTCGGTGCTGGAGAGGGAGATATCGTAGAGCGTGGCAAGCAGTCCGCTCGGGAAATGGTTATGGGAGCCATCCTCGGCCCGGCATTGATGCCTGTTGCCGCCGGCGTCAATGCGGGCATCCGGAACGCCAAGGACACGCTGACCCCGAAGGCTCGAGACCTCCTGTCCGGCGTCAGCAAAGACGCGATGAAGTATGTCGATCAGCAGCTTGCAAACCCTGCCAAGGTCGCTGCGCTGAAGGCGCAACTTGAAAAGCTCGGTCCTGATGCCATGCTTGCCGATGTCTCCCCGGAATGGCTCGGCGTCGCGCGTGGTGCCGCGACACGTCCTGGCATGCGTGATCAGATCGTCAATCCGTTGAATGAACGCTCATCTATGGCAAACACGCGTCTTCGTTCAGACGTGACGGACAGCCTCGGTCCTGATCCTATTCCTTCTGCTATCAGGGGTCGGCTTGAAGCGCAGCGGGCAGAGGTGTCCCGCCAGTACGCGCCGGCATTCGCGGAACGTACGCCGTTCGACTTCACCCCGATCACGGGCGACCTCGACAGGCAGATTGTGACGTTGCGCGGCGATGCGCAGCGGCAATTGCAGCGCGTCCGGGAGATGATGAATACCCACGGACGCGATGAAGTCACCAACGACCCTGCAGTCGCTTTCCAGACGCGCCAAGCAATCGACGGGCTGCTGACGAGCGAGCAAAATCCCAAGGTCATCAACGCGCTCACTGATGCCCGCCAGATGATCGATGACGCCCTTTATCGTTCGGTCCCGCGCATCAAGGAAATCGATGCGCAATTCCATGAGCTTTCACGGCAGATGGAAGCACTCGATCAGGGCCGGCCGATCCTAAACAACGAGGCAAGCGCGGTTCGTCCGTCCGAACTGGAGCAATCCCTTGCCGAAGGTGCGGACCCGCACGGAATGCTCATCGGTCCATCCGCTGCGGCTCTCAGGGCCAAGGAAGGCACTCTAGGCGAGATTTACCGGGCGATCGGCACGAAGGCCAACGACACCACCGCATTGCGCAATGTCGTGCGGGGCGAGGGCGATTGGAACCGGGCAAAGCTAGGGCTCTTGTTCGGCCAGGAACCGGCCGACCGTGCGCTCTCCGCTATCGATCGGGAAACCGCGTTTGCCGACACCGCGAACCGCGTGACACGTGGCTCTGATACAGCGATGGCTGAAGGCTTCGGTGACCGCTTGAAGGAAGTCGCCAAGCGGCCTCGGGTCACCATGGATGCCACCCTTACTGGTATGGGTGTTCGGGCTGGCACATGGGCAGCAAACAAGCTTCTGAAGGAAGACGCGGAACAGGCTGCGGCGCGCTACGCTGAAGACCTCGGAAACCTCAGCGTTGCGAAAGGCGACCACCGCGACGCGATTGTTAAAGCTCTGTTGAAGCGCGGAGACCGCATTGAGCGGGTCCGTGACCCCAAGATGCAGGCATTGGTCGATGCGCTGATGCAGACGACTGCCCGGTCGGCTTATCCGTCTCTGCCCTTCGTTCGCGAGTGATAGCGTTCGCTATCCCACCAACCGAGCCGCATGCCAACACCGAATCCGATCGCCAAACCGCCAATCAAGGTCTGGATTGGAAGCGGAATGAAATCAACGACCTGCTCCAGGCCGTACTTCAACACCAACATGATGCCGATCGTAATAACCAGCCCGACCCCAGCCATGATGATGATGGCGCGGCGCGATGGCTCGTTCGGGTCGTGGTCGATCTGCATGCAGCACAAAGTAGATGAGATCAGAGGGAATGCAAGATGGCAGAGGTCATACCAAGTGAGCGGTTTAACCAGATCTTGGAGGAGATTTTGGTTCGGGCGGCTTTACCAATTTCTCCAAAGCCTTCCTGGCCATCTCCATTATCCATTGCTCTTGCGGTGCGAACTTTCCTTGTCCTGCTTCCATCTTCAATAGTTCTTCGTCGAAAGCCGCCCGCTGCTCCTCGAGAGTGAAAACACCTTTGTCGCGCAACAGTTTGATCAGCGCGGTCACCAACGCGACCTGAAGAACTCCATTGGCCTGTAGGCTACCGATGAGCTGCGTGAGTTCTTCGTCCTTCATGATCCCCTCCCATCACTGAGGGCATCGAACCACAACACAACCAGAGAGTCGAGGCGGGCCGCGTGACCGCCCGTTTTTTCATGGAGATCTGAAGATGCCAAGAAACGGAAGCGGGGTTTGGTCTCCGCCATCTGGGACTGTCCCTGCCATTCCCCTCGATCCAATCACCTCGGCGATGTGGAACGCCTTCATTGCCGATCTGACGGCAGACGCGAACAGTGCACGTCCGCTCACAGCTGGCGGAACTGCCGCGACCAGTGCGGCGGGGGCAAGGACGAACCTTGGCGTGGACGTTGCGGTAGCGTTCGCGACCAAGAGCGGCGCCTACACCGCCGTTGCTTCGGATACCAATGCCACGCTTCGCTTTTCCGCTGCGGCCACACTCACGCTCACGGCAGCCGCGACGCTCGCCAATAATTGGCATGTGACGGTCATTGCCGACGGCGGCGCCGTGACAATCGATCCTGACGATGACGAGCAGATCAACGGCGAAGACACGATCATCATCCCGCAGGGCTTCACCGCGACCATCCTTTGCACCGGGTCTGCGTTCTTCACCACATCCATCAACTCTGTCCTGGCGGAGCTGGCTGGCATCGGCGTAGGCCTCATGGCCAATTACCTCACCGGCTACACGCTTTCCAACAACGCCTCCGATGCCACGAATGACATTGATATTGCTCCGGGCGTCTGCATGGACAGCACGAACACGAGCTTCATCAAGCTCGCAAGCGGGCTCACCAAGCGGCTGGACGCGGCTTGGGCAGTAGGAACCGGCCAGGGCTGTCTGGATACTGGCTCGCTCTCGAACACCACGTATCACTTCTACGCTATCAAACGGCTTGATACCGGCGTTGTCGATGTAATCGCGTCAGCCTCCGCATCTGGCCCACTGATGCCCGACAATTACACGGTCGACCGGCGCATTGGCTCGGTTCTCCGTCTCGCGGGCACTATCGTCGCTTTCTCCCAGAACGGTGATGAATTCCTTCTCGATGTCACCGCGCTTGACGTGGATGTCTCAAACCAAGGCACCACCGCTATTCTCCGAGCGCTCAACGTCCCGCTCGGCATCAAGGTCGATGCTTTGATGCGCGTTCGTGGCAGCAACGCTTCTGGCTGGGTCATGATCATCAGTTCGCCTGATGTCGCCGACCGAGCGCCATCAGCTACCGGCCAGCCTCTTGCTGATCTGGGCGCATCAACCGGCATCGCCGACCGTACCACGCTCCGGGTCCGAACCGACACCAGCGCGCAGGTCCGTAGCCGATCCTCCCAAGCATCCACCGATCTCCAAATTTCCACTTACGGGTGGATCGATACCAGGGGCAAGTAAATGGGCACGAAAACCAATCTCGCCTACATCAATTCCCGCGCCCTTGCCTCCGAGGGCGTCTCGGCAATGCTCGGCGTCAATGTTGACACTGATCGCGTCGTCAGGGTTCTCCCCTTCGGCATCAATGCAGCTGATTGGGGTGTCGGCGAGGACACCACATCAGCGCTCAATAGCTCGCGCCTTCAAGCGGCCATCACCTACGCGTCAGCGAGAGGAATGGCGGTCTATATCTATGGAAACGTGGAGCTTGATATCTCTGCGCCCATCATCATGCCAAGCAACACAGCGCTGATCGGCAATTCCACGACCAACATCACGGTTGACCCGGATACCCTCACCACGGAACTGGCTTTCCCGTTGGCCGGTGGCGGCATTTTCATGACGGGTGATCCAGCGACGGGATATCGCGCCGGCCAGCCGGATGTTGCCGCCGTGGATCAGGTCATCGGCACTCGTGACCCTGACACATATGTCAGCAACATTCACATCGAAGGGCTGAACATCGATGCGTCCGCAATCAGCAGCAATCTTGCGTCAAATCAGGAATTGGGCGCGATCTATATTTTCTGCGCGCTCGGCGCCCGCGTCATCAACTGCCACATCAAGGGAACACCGAACGACGCCATCGAGATTTACGGGGGCCGCGATATCATCGTCGCCAACAACATCCTCGAATCCATCGGCTTCCACGGCTACACGAATACGCCGCGAAACGGCATCACCATCACCGGCTTCATGGAGTTGGTCACAACGGACTATTCGTCCCGGAGCGCGGTTGTCACCGGCAACACGATCCGCGACATCAAGGACGCCGGCATTGCCTATTCTGCCTTCAAGGGCCTCGTCATCGACGGCAATACAATCATCGGCGCGACACATTTCGGCATCGAGGGCAATACGGCATTCTCGACCACCCATGTAGAGGCCGATTATAGCCAGGAAATCCCGGCCGACACGATCATCACGAACAACTATATCGACGGCAACAACGTTGCCCGGTCTCTGCCGAAGGCATGGAACGGCATTTCTGGCGGCGGCGGCAATCAGGGGCGGCTGCTCATCAAGGGCAACACGATCCGCAACGTTGGCACAACGGACAATTCATTTGGCTCGTATGGCATCAACGTCACTGCCCAGGCCAATGGCGCCGCGATAATCGAAGGCAATTACCTGGAAGGCATTGCCCTTCACGCGAACAGCCATGCGATTTATGCGAAGTCGGAATATGTCTCGATCAAGAACAATGTGATGCGCGACCTGTCCATAACGGCAGGTACGAATGCCACGGCTATCACGGTGCAGAGCGCTAGCAAGCTGTTCGTCCACGACAACGAGGCGGATGGCGGGCTGACAAACTTTGTCTATGCCGATGGCACGACGGCAACCATCGTCAGCGTGAGGGACAATACCTGTCTCGGCACCGTTAGTGACTTCTTCCAGGATGCCTATTCCGGTCTTGCCGACCAGATCATCGTTGAAGGCAACAAGGGCTTCAGTCTTATTTCAGGGGCAGGCACGCGCGGTTTCTATCGCGCCACCAACGCGGCGCACACCATCACCGATCTCACTGTCGAAGGCAACAAGGGGACATGGAGCAACGCGCCGTCCAAGCCTATCAACCTCGGGACAATGAGTGTCGGCGCCGTTGGCCGGGCCTCTATCAAGAACAACGATTGGGGCGCGGTCACAGGCTCGGGAAGCTGCCTGGATGCGGCAAGCCGTGTCACCGATCTGATAGAGCATTCCAATGAAATGCCGGGCCAGCGCAGGCGCCGGGTGACGGCAGTCCCGACCACAGGGACATGGGCCGTGGGAGACGAATTCTTCCACAGCGATGCCGCGTCTGGCGAACCGTCCGGCTGGAGATGCACCACGGCCGGCGACCTTGCAACAACCGGGGTCGTCAAGGCCATGGCGAACCTAGCGTAAGGAAACCGTCATGCCAGCCATCGGAATCTTTCTTGGCTTCGCCAATGCGGGGCAGGGCAGCGTCGTGCCCTCTAATGCGCTCACCTCAAAGGCGGGCGTTCCCCTGACCAACAAGGCCCTGACGGCCTACCTAACCTCAAAGGCATAGCGAAATGGGTTATATTGCAGACTATCTCAATGCGCTAGTCGCGGGAACGGAACGGACGGAAGTGCGGGCAGCCTTGGCGGCTCAATCGCCCGTGGAAATCCTCGGGCAAAGCGGCACGGCTATCGACCACACAGGTACGCTTGTCGAGACGGCGCTTGCTACCGTGGTCATTGCAGCGGGTAAAATCGCCATCAATGACATGATCGAAGTCGAAGCGCTCTGGAAGTATCCCAACAACGCGAACAACAAGACGCCGAAGCATTACCTTGGCGGCCTGTCTGGCGCGGCGTTCTACAACCCAAGCGCACTTACGACGACGAACAGCATAGCGGTGCAGCACCTTATTTCTGTACGAGAGTCGCTCTCGAAGCAGGTTTGCACCGTTTCCGGGACTTCGACGCCATTCGGTACGCAAGCGTTCAACCCCTTTACGGCAACACAGAACCTCGCGCTTGCGTCCAGCATCGTGTTTGCCGCCACGCTCGGAAATACTGGCGATACGATGACGCTTGAGCGGTATCGCGTGTTGCTGTGGCGAGCCCCGGTCTGACGCTCTACAGCATATTCAACACGTTCTTTACCGCTGGGGGGATCTAGTCCGGCAATAGTCGATCTGTGGATCACTATGTGGAGCGCCTGGTGCTTCATCTCCGCTACATTCAAAACGGGACACCTTGGTGCGCTTGAATGGATGTTCCTAAGCAGATATTATTCCTCGGAAGGAGACGCAATGTTTGAAGCTGCTATCATCGATCAAATCACTGCGCCGCAGTTCAACCCTCCCGCGATTGTTGAGCAGATGCGAATGCTTCCGTCCGCGCGCGTCACAGAAGCTCTCGTGCATGAGTTCGAGCAGGCATTTGTCGAGAGCCAATCGTTACGCACCGAAGCGATGGAAACGCTCGCATCAATGATGTCTGATGGGGAGTTTAAGGACGACGGCGAGGAGTTTAACTCCATTATCGCTTCGTTTGAGCGGCAGGCGGATGAGATCGGCAAGAAGTTGTATCGGATCGAAAAAGATGTGCGTGTGGCGCAGAAGGCGGACCGCTCTCGGGACGCGTCACTCGACAATAGGCTCTTGTTGTTGGCGAGGCGCGACTTCGAAGAGCGCATCGATGTCGCCGTCTTTTGGCGGGCGATGCAGGCCAAGATTTGGCCGACACCTGTTAGCGAGAGCTACGGCACTCCCTCTGATCTGGGAAATGCTCTGAGGGCAGCCCTTGCATGAAATTCTCGGATAGGTTCGTCAAATCGTTGAAGAGCCTACCGCCCAATCGCGCCAAGGCGGCAATCCGGTGTCTCGAAAAATTCTTGGAGCAGCCGGCGCTCCCCAGTCTCAAGTTTCGATCCTTCAAGGGGATCGACGACATATTTATCATCAACTCAGTGCACGGCGATCGGATCATTCTCCGCAAGGGCGAGGATGGCGAATTTGTCGCCGAGGACACTGGCCCGCACGACAACGTCTATCGCCGTTGGGATAGATAAGGCCACCCCCCCCCCCCCCGACCCGTTAAGCTTTTGGGGGTGACTCCCCATCCTCCTCCCCACAAGGAAAATTACAAATGAAACTCGTTGCCGGTTGGCGGCGCGTGCTGTTGCGCGCCGAATCCATGTGGGCCGTATATCTTACGGGCGGGCTGGAGCTTGCGGTGAATCTGCTGCCCTATGTCTCCAATTATGTGCCGTGGTGGGTGCCGCTCGTCGTGCTCTGCTCGGTCCCTCTTTTCCGCATCCGTGATCAAGGAGGCCTTGATGCCCATAAATAGGATTGTCGCGACCAAGCGCGGCAAGACGGCGATTGCTGCCATCGTCGCGGCGTCGATCGGCGGCATGGTGACGCTCTTCACGGGCGAGCCGCCCGTCCATGACGATGTCGCGCTCGCATCCCAAACGCTCGTCCAGCCATGGGAGGGTAGGTCACTGACAGCCTATCTCGACAGGATCGCAAAGCCGCCCGTGTGGACGATCTGCGACGGCGACACGAACAACGTCAAGCCGGGCATGGTGGAGACGCCACAGGGCTGCAACAAGCGGCTGGCGGGCAAGATGGAGCGCGTCTATCGGCCGGCGCTGGTCAAGTGCGTCATGGGCTGGGATGGCAAGCCGATATCCTGGCGGGCGATGATGATTTCATTGGCGTGGAATGTCGGCACAGGTGCGGCCTGCAATTCGACGGCGGCGCGTCTCGGTCGGGCAGGGCAGTATGTTGCAAGTTGCAACGCGGCCACGGCATTCAACAAGGCTGGCGGACGGGTCATCATCGGCTTGGTCAAGCGCCGGGAAATGGGCGACGCAACCCGGATAGGCGAGGCAGAGCTTTGCGTTTCAGGGGTCTCGCCATGACCATATACATCCTCATGGTCATCGTCCTGTTATCCCTGCTCGGCGGCGGCGTTGTCTGGCTTACCCATATTATCATCAAGGCAGAGCGCTCCAAAGTGCTGGAAACGGCAATCGAGCTCACCCGAGATACGGACAGGCGCTTGGGCGTCGCATGCAAGGCTTCAGATGAGGATCTGTGCCGGGAGCTTGGCGGCGTCACGAACGAGCAGGGGGTATGCGAATGAAGGCGCTCGTTCTGATCCTTGTCCTGGCGCTGGCCTCATGCGGTACGAGAGTGGTCAACGACCTCAGTGGCGCCGGGCTCGTGATTGAGACGCCAAACGCGGCTTCCCGTGCGTTTATCATTAGGAATGACCGGCCCTTCGCGGAGCAGGTTGCCGTCAACCGGGCGACATGCCTGAAGCTCGCAGGATGCAGGAAATAAGCATGACGATTGATCGCAAGTCCCTCGGGATAAATATCAACACGGTCATCAGCACGATCACGCTAATCGTAATGGTGGGTGGATGGATTTATTATTGGGCAAACACCGTCCGCGACATCGAGGAACTGAAACAGTTCAGGGTAGACCATCTGAAAGAGACCGGCGAACGACGCGGGCAGTTCGACGAACGCCTGAAAATGATGGAGAAATCCTCGTACGAAAGCGACCGCAAGCAGGACAACCTGCTTTATCGGGTCACAGTTCTTGAATCCACATCAGTCCAGCAAATCGCTCAAACGCAAAAGCTAACCGAGGGCCTCGCTGAAATCAGCGGTGATTTAAAAGTGGTAAAGGAGTTACTTCAACGCATGGAGGCTGACCGAAAGCGCACTTCGCGGTGAAAACGACTCAGTGTACATTCTCTGTCGAGGTGTTTTGCGAGACGGGATGTCTGAATAGCATATTTCCTAATATCAATTTCTCTGCCCACTGGAAAAGCGGATGATCAAGAGACTGTTGCGCGGGTGCTATGATACAGTTGTAAGCATGTTGCCCCCACGTTTGGCAGTTCAGTTGCAATACTTCCGCTTCCACCGTCGGCTCGCCAATCTGAAGAAGCCGGAAACCTTCACCGAAAAAATTCAGTTGCGGAAACTCGGGCCTGTCGACCCGCGTTATGTTGTGCTCAGCAACAAGGTTGATGTGAAGCACTTCGTCGCTGATCTGGTCGGACCCGACATTGTCATTCCAACTCTCTGGGCGGGGCGTGAACTACCTGCGACGCCACCTCTCCACTGGGGGGATGAATTCGTCGTCAAGGCGAACCATGCATCCGGTTGGAACGCCTTTGTCAGAAGTCCGGCTAAGGACGAATGGGAGTCCGTCGTGGCCACGGCACACCGTTGGGTCACGTTGCCATGGGCGCCGGATCTGCATGAGCCTTGGTATAACATGATGGAGAGACAGATCCTGGTGGAGCCGCTTATCGGCGGCGGAGTGCCTCTGAATGATTACAAGTTCTTTCTCTTCGATGGGAAGGTGGCTTACATTCAGGTCGATACGGACCGGTTTTCCGGCCACAGACGGGCATTTTTCGACAGTCATTGGAACAAGCAGTCCTTCGCTTTCCGGTATCCTGTCGATGACCGCGAAATCCCGAGACCCCAACATTTTGACCGTATGATTGAGATTGTCGAAATTCTCGGTGCTGATTTTGATTTCGTGAGAGTTGATCTCTACGACCTGCCTGAAGGACCCAAATTCGGTGAAATGACATTTTCGCCAGAAAGCGGTCACGGGCGATTTTCACCGCTCAGTATTGACCTGCATTTGGGCAGCTTGTGGCGGCAAGCGTTGCCGTCCCGGTAAGGCACAACCTGCCAACGCAACCAATGCGATTCAACCGAATTTCCCGCAACTCGTTCCGCGAGTGCAAAAAGAATCCTATTCGCGTTTTTGTCAGTCTTGACTCTTTTCCTATCCCCGAACAAAATGAGTACATATTCCGCATAGCGGAGCAAAATTCAGACTGATCACGATAGGAGAACCGCCATGTCAGCGGCCGAACAACTGCGACTTAATGTTGGCGCGGAGAGATTTTCTGTGTCCAGCGAGGTTGATCTCGTCGATGCCATGATCTGCGCTAATGGCGGCGATGCGCGGCGCGCCGTCGCCGAACTGATGCTCGATGCTGACTTTCTTCGGGACCAACTCTATATCGCTTCCAAGCTGATGTGCCGGGGCTACGGTCGTGGATGGAAGCCGAAGTATGAGCGCATGTCATGAGCCGGCCAAGAGGGCAACCGTCGGCAGCGGCTATCGACCAGGGTTGGCCGCACCAGGTGGCACTGCCGATCGATCGTTGCACGGGGACCAATTACGAGGCGCCACGCGCGTTTCTTAAGGGACTTAGTGTCCATTGGCAGCCGCACGACGTGACGGACGGACGAGACCGTTATCACGTGTTCTGTTTCTCTCTGCCCGAGGATGCCTTTCAGTTCAGGGAAGCCTTTGGCGGCGTTCCCTTTTATCCTGAGGACAGGAAGGGCCGGACGTGGAACCGGCCGCGTGGCGACATCCGCCGGCCGGTGAAACTGCGCAATCCCTACGATTGGTAGGCCGGTGACGGTATGCCAGAAAAGACCACCTTCACTTATCGAGAGAAGAGCTACACGTTGTCCGACGCTGACCGTAACGGACAGATCATCGTGGCACATTGCCGATACTGCAACCTCACGCACAATTTCCGGCCGGCGGACCTTATTGCGGTACTGGGAGACCAGAAAACCTACTCCATCGAAACTCACATGACTTGCCAGAAATGCAAGAAGAAGGACTATATGTCGGCGAAGCTTCAGAGCTATGACGGGTCGTTCATTGGAAAACTGCCCATACGCGAGCTGGTCGAAGTCTACTATGTGAAGAAAAGCAGGTGGAAGAACGGGGTGCTGTGAA